CATACGTTACTAGTGTGTTAGAAACTAATAATGCTGGAGTGCATACGTTACAATATGATATGAATCAGTTCACTGGAGACATTTTAGTCGAAGGTGCTACGGAAGCAGTAGGTCCGTGGTATACTATAATAGCAGAGAATATATCACAAGCGATTGATGTACACAGCACAACAATAGAAGGAACTCATCCTTTTATTAGAATAACCATTACTGAAACCACCGGGACGATTACTAACATATTATATAGGTGATTTAATGTTTAACAAAGTGATATCATTTGGCTGTAGCTGGACATACGGCGATGAAATAATCGACCCATCATTCGAAGAGAAATACAATCACCCAGTTATGCCGCATGACTCGGAAAATAACAGTTATCGTAATGCGCATTGCTTTGCCGGACTAGTAGCAAAGCATTATGCCGCGGAATTTATTCAAATGGCTTTCCCAGGCGGAAGTTTACAATCAATGATATGGAATTTCAATTGGTGGCTATCAAATACCTCAGACAAAGATAAAGCAGAAACATTGGTTCTAGTCGGTCTCACAGAGGAATCACGCATTAGTTGGTTTAATCCTTATTATCAAACACACAGCAATGAAAACAAAATACCATTTAGGTATATGCATAGCACTTGGTTAAAAGAAGACATTGACATCAAAGATGAGCCATACCAAGATGAATGGCGGAAAATGCTAAAACTATACAATTCGCTTAGCGAGTCCAGTGAGACGCGGAAAATGAATTACGAGCAAACAGTGCGCCAATTTGATGGAGCAGCAGCCCGCTACGATATTCCAATGATACAGTTCAATGTGTTGGCATCACAGCGCGAGCCAAAATTGCCAACATTATTAGATTCAAGTTCAGCACTAGAAATGCTAGTAGTAAGAGACAAGCCCCGCAAAGAGCCGTTATTCATGCCCAAGAAACATCCTAACGAAAAAGGTCACCAAATTATATCAGAATTCTTGATTTCAAAGATAGATGATGTTATAATTAATGCATGATAGACATCTTACAATATATACCAGGAAACTCTAAAAAAACACCAAGCGGCTTTCATTCATTTAATTGCCCAGCATGCACACACAACGGAGAATCACCTGACAGGAAGCAACGCGGCGGAATAAAAGTAGATGACGCCGGATCTTGGGGATATAGTTGTTTTAATTGTAATTTCAAAACGCGCTTCATAATAGGCAAAACATTATCATCAAACACTAAGAATTTTCTAAGTTGGCTAGGAATGCCAGAAGACGTAATACAGAAATTAAATATAGAAAGTCTACGCCACCGCTCCCCAGCCACACTAGCAGAAGAAAAAAACCACGCAGCAATGCGCAAAGGACAATCACTCCGCTTCGATATAATAAAATTACCACCTGACGCTGTTCCAATCACCCCTGCAAATACAAGGCAAGTAGAATATCTAGCATCGCGTGGATTAACATTAGATGATTATAAATTCTATATGACGCCAAATAGCGTAGCACGTAATAAGCACCGGATTATAGTACCATATATACAGTCTACGCAGATAGTTGGGTGGACTTCGCGATTCTTAGATTCGAATAGCCCTCGATATTTAAATGAGCACCAACAACCGGGGTTTGTATTTGGCACGAATTTACAAAATAAGAACTGGCGTTATGCGATATTAACCGAAGGCATATTTGATGCTATTAGCATTAACGGTTTAGCATTAATGCATAATACTATAGGTGATAAACAATTATTGCAACTCGCACGATTAAACAAAGAAATCATTGTCGTACCTGATCAAGATGCCGCGGGCATGCAACTGGTAGAAGATGCGTTAAAGTACGGTTTCGAAGTAAGTATACCGCACTGGGACGATGATGTCAAGGATGTAAATGATGCGGTAGTAAAATACGGTAGATTACAAACGATTCACGATATAGTACTAGCAAAAGAACATAGCAAAATAAAGATAAACATCGCAATGAAAAATATTAGTAAAAAGATACAACAACAGGCAGAAGTATGACAGAATACACACACGATCTACAGAAATTATTTTTAGAATTCATGTTAAATGATTCAGAATCATTTGTAAGAGTACAAAATATATTCAACAGCGAAAATTTCCTTCCATCCTTACAGCCAGTAGCTGAATTCATGGAAGAACATTCAGCAAAATATAAAACCCTACCCGACATAAAGCAAATACAAGCAATCACGTCAATCCAGTTAGATCCGATCCCATCCGACATGGCAGCAGAAGGACACGTTGATTGGTTTATGAATGAATTCGAAGGATTCACACGCAGGCAAGAACTCGAGCGTGCTATATTAAAATCCGCGGACCTATTAGAAAATGGTGAGTTTAGTCCAGTAGAAAAACTAATCAAAGATGCAGTACAAATATCATTAACAAAAGATATGGGAATAGATTACTTCGAAGATCCCAAGGCACGATTAAAATCAATTAAAGATAACAACGGACAAACCAGCACTGGCTGGAATAATATGGATCAAAAGCTATATGGTGGGTTTAACCGCGGTGAGCTACAAATATTCGCAGGTGGATCAGGCTCGGGCAAATCATTGTTTATGCAAAACTTGTGTGTAAACTGGTTAGAACAAGGACTCAGTGGTGTGTTTGTAACATTAGAGCTTAGTGAAGAATTGTGCGCAATGCGGATAGATAGCATGACAACTGGCACAGCATCTAACGCTATATTTAAGAATTTAGACGATGTTGATCTCAAAGTAAAAATAAAAGCAAAAACATCGGGCGCATTTCGTATTAAATATTTCCCAGCACAATCAACAGTTAATGACATTAGAGCTTATGTTAGAGAATTGCAAGTACAAACAGGGGTTAAAATAGACTTCATGTGTATTGATTATTTAGATCTATTAATGCCAGTTAGTGCTAAAGTATCACCGAGTGATTTATTTGTCAAGGATAAGTACGTCTCAGAAGAGATTAGAAACCTAGGCAAAGAATTAGATGTAGTAATGGTAACAGCATCGCAGTTAAACAGATCTGCGGTAGAAGAAGTAGAATTCGATCATAGTATGATATCGGGCGGTATCTCGAAGATTAATACAGCAGATAATGTATTTGGCATATTCACAAGTAGGGCAATGCGCGAACGCGGGCGATATCAGTTACAGTTAATGAAAACGCGGTCAAGTGCCGGTGTCGGGCAAAAGATAGATTTGGGATTCGACGTAGACACCTTGCGTATAGTAGATTGTGATGATGCTGATGATTTTAACAATCCAAACACACCATCAAATATAATGGATAGTATAAAAGCAAAGTCGACAATGAATACGCCCAAGGTTAAAGCAAGTGTAGACAGCGGCAAATTAAGTGCGATGTTAAGCAAGTTAAAAGAATCATGATAAACATCATAAATACTGACAACACGAGAATTAACTAAAATGCAAAAAAAGACCCGTAGTATATTAGAAGAACTAGAAAGCATGCATCAAACAAGGGATACTCATCATGTAGTAGAGTCCCGAGCAAGAAACATAATAACTAGTGCTATAAACCTAATAGAGACCATCGAAACAAATTACTCAGAGTCTGAAGCAAACGATTTAACACGTAAGCTACTTAACAGCATAAAAAACAAAGACTATCAAAAATTCTCGCGCTCACTGGGACGCATAGATGAAAACAAAACGAAGAAAACGAATTAGATAACTACTAACAACCGATCATTCAAGCCAGGGAAGAGCCGTTTGGATTTTGCCTAGGCAAATTAAAGCGATAAATACTCGTATGAAAACAAAAGAAATAACTGAAGGATTTTTTAGGGCTATAGCTAATATAGCGCAAGACGCAGTAGATGGCAAGTTTGCGTCAACTGCACAGCAAGCAACAAATCTCAAAGCCTCACGCGAGAAAGGCATTAAATTAGTACAGGACCAATTCTTTAAAAGATGGGCATCAATGGCTAAAAGTATATATGTTGGCGCAAGTGCGTCAGGCCACGACGTGGAGTTAGCAGATTTAACTAGTGCATTAACAAAAATCGCATTAAAAATTATCAGAATAGATCCAACGGATACAACAGGTCGTGGCCAAGATGTTAGTGCGTTGATTAGTAATTTAGCCGAAGAAACATTAATAGTTGGCAACAAAGACCCTGGCGACATTGCTAAATCACAATCTGTGCGTAAAGCTAGTCGCGATTTAATGTTATTTTCGGTACACGCTAAAGCAGAATTAGCAAAGCAGACGCCGGCACAAGCAAGAAAAATTCAGTCATCCCCATCCCCTTCGCCTACTAACACTGCTACTACGTATCGAGGTTACTGGCATAAAACTCTTGGTAATCCGTATGTATTATTTAATAAAGTATGGAAAGAAATTAAACCAGTAACTGGGAAAACCGGAGTATACTTAGTTGGCAACGAAGCAAGCCGATTCGAATACGATCATTATATTGAACAAGGCCCAACTCAGGAGTTATCTGGGGAATTATCCCCTGATGGTAGAACATTTAAGGTACATTAAATTATGAAAAAAACAATCACAGAAGAGATCAGACAATCTATGCAGATATTACAAGATGATGTAGACACATCATTATCGGATCGCCGAGATAAAAAAGAAGCTGAAAAAAGGCAGAATACTGCATATAAAAGTATAATGGATAAGATAGGTGGTGATCCATTTAGCGCCGAATTCCACAATGATGAAGCTAACTATTACGGTATAGATGCGTCGTCGTCAACAGAGCTTAAATCGTACAACGACGGCGCTAAATGGATCAGTATTAACATAACCACTGGGCAAATGCCACCGGCATACAAGGATAAAGACTATGCACAGTATATTCTAGTTGATAATACAGGTAATCACACACTTGCTATTGCAACTATAAAAAAGAATATTGTAGTTAGCGCAAGGGCCGGACATGGCAAAACCAAATTTATACTAGATCATGATATTTATAAGCCTGGCGATATATCAAAGCAACAGGTGTGGTATCTTCGAGACTTAGTGCAGGGATTAAAATTGCGAGCTATCCATAAAATGGTTAAACCGATTATATCAGCAATGCGCACAAAATGAACTCATATCAAACATTATTAGAAGGTGGTAACGTCTTTAAAAACAAAGATAAATCCCCTGCTACACAAAATATTAACAAAGAAAACATTAAAGCATCGGTTGCGTTCGTAGAAAAGATTCTTGGATTTAAACTAGATAATTGGCTAGGAACAACTGGTAAAAAAGCTACCAGCGGTGATATCGACGTCGGAGTAGATGAATCCAAGCATAATAAAGCAGACGTAGCAAATACCTTAAAAACTTGGGCTAAGGAACAAGGACAAGTCCCGGGACAATGGGTTAAATTAACAGGTACTAATGTACACTTTAAAACACCTATACGCGACAACAGCGGAACACACATCGGCGGATATGCCCAGTTAGATTTGATGTTTGGCGTTCCTGAATTTCAAAAGTGGTCAATGCGTGGGGAACCATCACCGTATAAAGGCGTGCATAGGCATATATTAATGTCTAGCATAGCAACAGCAATGGGAATGAAATGGTCGTACTTAAATGGACTAGTAGACCGCGCAACAAATAAAACAATATCAAAAGATCCAGATAAGATAGTACAAACATTATTGCCAGGCTATGTAGGTAATGTAAATGATTTAGATATAGCTAGCATATTAGACTATGTCTATAGCACATACAAAGACCATCCAGAGAAAATAGAAGCATTAATAGCTGACGGGTTTAACACATTACAACAACATTACAACGTAACATTACCTACCCCGAGCGAAAACCAAGTTAACGAAAATGATTCCGATGTGTATTTTCTAGCTAAGCTACGTGATCGCATTGTAGACCAAGATATGATTCCGCTAGTTGAAGATAAAGTAACATTATTGGAAGCAAGTGCTCGTATTAATCACATTGAAGATTTAGTAATGTTCGAAGGACCTAAGGGATTATTAAAGTCCATAGAAATATTACGACAATTTGCTAACGGTAGTGCGCATAATGACACAACTTTGAAGTGGGATGGCAGTCCGGCAATCGCATTCGGGAGAGACGAAACCGGTCAATTCATATTCACTGACAAATCAGGTTTTAGTGCCAAGGGATACAATGGCAAAGCAACATCGGCAAAAGCACTAGGACAAATGTTCACTAATCGGAAGCCACCAATGGATGATGCTCGCAAGCAGTTTATTGGCAATATGATGTCCGTATTCAACGAATACGAAAAAGCAACACCTGCTAATTTCCGCGGAATAATGAAAGGTGATTTATTATATTTTACAACACCGCCTATCACTAACGGCACCTATACTATTAAGCCAAACATAGTACAATAC